TACCAGTTAAAGCACCAGTGAAAGCGAAAGAAGAAGAATGGACTGCCCCATCCAATGGAATGGTTCGCGCATGGCCATACAAAGGCAAGAACTATCTCAGAAACGCTGAGAATGAAGTCTGGCTCCGTGGAGCAGACGGTGGACTGGGTAAATGGCAAGGAGTCTACATGCAAGAAGAAGATCGCATCGATGACAACGTTGAAGAGCCAACATTCGAATAAAAGGTTAAACACAATAACACAATAACAAAAAAAATAAAAAAAATAATAAAAATAATAAAAAAATAAAAAAAAACAAAAAAAAGGGTTCAATTCCCAATTTTTGTTTGAAATCCAAAATTTGAACCAAGTCACATATTATTTTTTAATGTAAAAAAATGTATCAATCAAAGACGTATGGGGGAATCATAAAAAAATCAGGGAAATATGCACTTGTCCAAGGTAGGCACACGGGCAAATGGTCATTTCCAAAAGGTCATTCAAATAAAGGAGAACAGCCCATCGAATGCACGCTGAGGGAAGTGGCGGAAGAGACAGGTATCGATAAATTACCATATCCATCAGATTATATACAGGTAGGGTATGGTAAATACTTTGTATTTAACTTAAAAAATTACCTTCAACTTATCCCAAGAGATACAAAGGAGATAATGAATACAAAGTGGGCGACACTAGATGAAATGGAAAAGATGAATCTAAATTCAGATGCGAGACAATATATCAAGAAATTTAAATGAAATCAAAGTAGATGTTGAATGTTAAGACAGATGAGATATATGGTAAGAATGAAGTTGTAAATGCAAATGATCTAAGAAAGCACTTAGTGAATATAGATTCCCGCTTTAGAAAGTCGTATTTAGAACCACCGACTGATTTCGTGTATCAATTTGCACATCCATATAAGAATGTAATAAAAGCAAGGGTCGGATCAGTAGAGATCCCAATAGGATTCTACAATTTCTCTAAAGCAAAGAAGAATACAATGTTTCGAATAGATGCAACAGATTATACAGGGAATATCCATTTTTTACAAATAACCGTTCCAGATGGAGATTACACACCAGACATTTTAGTGAGTACCATTCAAGATCAATTCAATGTGATAAGAGATACATATGGAATATTTTTTACGATATCGCTTGAGAATATAAGTAGGAAAGTAACAATTACACACACAGGAACTAGTTCACCAGGATGCAGTGAACCAACGCACACAGCAGTGAATTATGGAATAACATTTATGATGGTAGGACAAGAAGATAGGAAATTCGATTTCGGCCTAGGATATAATTTAGGGTTTTGTAAACACTTTTATTGTGTGGAGGGAAGTGTAACGGGTGAGTCACTGATCAATACATCAGGTGATACATATTTTTTATTGGCGATTGATGATTATTATACAGTGGAACACAAAACGAATAATGATTATATTCAGTGTCTGGCAAAGATACTTGTAAAAAGAGATAATAATGGAATAATATTCGATGATGGATATACAGTATTGTCGAATGATATAATATTTCCGAGACCGATCGATTTGAAACAGGCAAGAATAAGATTACTTGATATGTATGGAATGCCGATTGATTTGCATTGTATGAATTTTTCAATCTCACTTGAAATAACTGAAGTAATGAATATCCAGATGTATGATACGTATAGAACATATTTATGGCCAAAAGCAGAGCCACGTGCCACAAAAAATGTATCAGGATCGTCGGCAGGAATCGCACCACCTGCACTGAATTATAATTAGCTTATGATTTAAAAAAATAAAAAAATTGAAACGTAATGTTTATATAAAAAAAGATAATTTGAAGAACGAAAAATCTAACGAAAATGTCCGAATCCAACGAATCCAAGTCCAAGATTTCTCCAGAAGAGTTCATAAACGCTGTCAAAGGATTAGACTTGAATGATCTTTTCAAGATTCAGAAAGCAGCAATGACAGAAATCGAAAAGAGGTCAAAGCAAAAAGAGCCAAAGGCAGTAAAGAAGAGCGGTTCCATGCCCAAAGGTGAACAACCTCCACAGCTTAGAATGAACTGTGAATGGGTTTCATATACTCTGCAAGATGGTTTGGCAAATGGCTGGGAATCATTTAATGTATCGCGTAAGAAAATGGTGGATGGTGTCAAGACAGTTGAAGATATTGAAATGGCTGAATCGGTTGTTCACGAAGGATCTCATATATATAAAGATTCAATCAGCGAAAAAGATCCAAATGGACGCCAGCTTATTCACAAGGATGCAATGTCGTTATCTAAACATCGCAAAGAGAGTGGCCATCCAACATATGAGGCATTTATGGCAAATTATACTTCAGACAAATCTGATTCGGAAAAGGAAGAGCCAATCAAAGTTGACAAAGTGGTTGACAAAGTGGATGACAAAGAAGCAAAGAAGCTAGAGAAAGCAAAAGAACTGGCTGATAAGAAACTGGCAAAAGAGAAAGAGCAAGCTGAGAAGAAACTGGCGAAAGAGAAAGAGCAAGCTGAGAAGAAACTGGCAAAAGAGCAAGCTGACAAGAAGAAGAAGCCAACGATTGCAAAGTAAATTTATAAAAGCGATTTACATAATAAAAATAAAAAAAATAAAAAAAAATAAAAAAAACCCAGTGGGTAATTTTTTATTTGAAGGGATTTTAAGGGGACAAATTCTTAAAAAAGTATATAGTTATTTTTCAGAAAACACAATGTTATGTTTTTTTACACAATGTATTTTTTTAGAAAACCAGAGACAATCCAAAATCTGATTTTAGGATTTCATTATATTTGGAGATAATCATTTTATGCCCTATCTAACTAATATCGATCTGTAATTCACTTGATCAAAGTAAAAAATAAATAACAAGATAATATTATGATAACATTGTGCAAAAAAACATATGATCACAATGTATTTTTTTAGAAAACCAGAGACAGTCCCAAAATCAGATTCTAGGATTTCATTATTTTCTTATATGTTTTATATTTTTCGGATTTATATATCTTGCCATTTGCTCTCGGAATAAGACCTTTTGCTTTTAAGGAAGATCGCATCGTAAACCCAATCGATTTTCCACTTTTCCATTTTTTAAGATAGTGCATGTTTCTTTTTGTTACTTTATATCCAGATGGTTTCATTCTATTAGCTTTTAATATTTTTGGAAATCTATATTCTTTTTGGATCACAATGTTATGTTTTTGCACAATGTTGTGATCATATATTTTTTAGAAAACCAGAGACAATCCAAAATTTAATTTCAGGCCATCTTTATTTTTTGGAGATTACAACATTGTGAAAAAAACACATCATTGTGCAAATCATTTTTCAAGAAACCTAGAGACATTTAAAGCGATATATAATATTATACATTAATGTATTTCTTTTCAGTTGGTGCAATATTTAGAAATGAATCTCACTGTATACAGGAATGGATTAATCATTATCTAAATCAAGGAGCAGATCATTTTTATTTAATCAATGACAATAGCACAGACAACTCTGTAGAACTTCTAAAACCATATATGGATCGAATCACATTATTTCATTCAAACATGGAACATCATTTAGGACATCAACGAAATGCATACAATATAAATATCCTTCCTCGATTAAAAGAAACACAATGGCTTCTCATGTGTGACTTAGATGAATTTGTATATTCACCAATGCACAAGTCAATCCCTAATTTTTTAATGAATGTTCCAAAATTAGCACAAGTACAAATTATACCAACTATATTCGGTTCAAATAATTTAGAGAAACAGCCAATATCATTAGTACAAGGATTTACAAAAAGAACAAAAGAAGTTCCATCAAATGTAGGATCATATAAATATATTGTGAATAGTGATTATGAATATGATTCATTAAATGTACATCATGCTACTCCAAAAGATCTGAAATATCAAAGTGGAGAATATTTCCAATTAATAAATATGCCACATATAAAGTTAAATCATTATATATGTCAATCAAAAGAGTTTTGGATAAATGTAAAGTGTACACGAGGAGATGCAGATGGTTATTTGGTGAGAGATATGAAATTATTTGATGAATATAATTCATTTGGAAATGAAGATGATGATTTTGAGCTAGCAAAAATAAATTTAAATCCAATTAATATTTAAAAGTCTATACTCAAACTATCTATGACATCTTTGTTTTATGTCTACTACAATATTTACTATCTTTACTTTTTTTAAGAGTACATCTTTGACCATTATTTATAATACATTCACATTTGCATTCGTCATTCAGAACAGTTCTTGTATACTTTTGGGGGTTTATAACTACATTCCTATTTTCAGGCACAATTTCAATAGTTTTAGATATATTAGGATCAACCTCCAATTCAATCTTTTCATTAACAGATTCTATACTAGGTTCTACACTAACATGTTCGATATTGGATAAATGATCTATAAACATTGCCTCTTTTATTAAACTATCAATTCCAATAATTTTATGAATATACCGTAAGTTTTCAATGCAATATGAATATGTTACGTCTGACATTTGTTGGTTCTAACATTTATAAAAGCTTTTAAATATTTCAAATTTTTAATAAACAATTCTGCGATATGTATCAGCCATTGATATAGAATGCATCATTTTTTCAGCATTTTCTTTCTTTCTATCATATTCCTGATCATGTTTCGACATAAAAGATATAAATGAATGACGTAAAGTGTTAATAGTAACAGATTTATCTAAATATTTTTGAAATATTAATGTAATTCTTCTGCATAATGTGCTTTCATTAAAAGGTTTATACATATTTTTTGATTGAATATACGATGATAACAAATATTCACTTTCATTCATATCAACCCAATCTAAAAGAATATCGTGAAGTTCTGGAACAATTTTGATTACAGTAGTGCCTTTATTCTTTGCAGTTTTATATTTATTAAATACAAATCTTGGATTTGTCTGTAAAACACAATAATTTTCTTTATAATTTTCAGGAACAAACGAATCGTCTATAAATAATTTCATATTTGCATAATCTGCTCTTACTGGTGGATGTAAAGTATATAATGAAATAATAAGCAACTCGATCATACTGTTATAATTATCTTTATGTAAATTCTTTAATAGATTTTGTCTAAAATGTACAATATCTTCCCAAACCATGAAATTTTTCTGTTCTTTTTCTGTTAAATCAAATTCTTTTCCAATTTTACTTCTTTCAACAGTCTCTTTTATTTTTTTGCCATGTTCTCTATACTTATCTTTAATTTTATCTATATAATCTGTCTTATGTGAATTATGTTTTGATAACTCCCATAATACTGCAGATATAAAACTGTGTATTGAAGATAATTCGTAATTAAGTTTTATTATATCAATAATTTTGTCACAATCTTCATCTAGACATTCTGGTATTTTACATTTTTTACCAAAATTATCTTCGTATAAGCGCATAATAGAAGTAATTGCTTGACTGTATCTAAGAATTGTATGATCGCTATAATCTGTCATCCTTTTCCCTATTTGATAATAAACATAAAAAATCAAATTTTACTTTATATATATTTGCAAAACATTTGCAAAACATTTGCAAAACATTTGTGAAACATTTGTGAAACATTTGTGAAACATTTGCAAAACATTCGTGAATTATTTTTACACCCTGAAATATTACATTTGTAATGTAT